CCTGCTCCTCAGTGGCCTTGTGCAAATAGGCCGTCAGGCGCTTGATCTGCGCCTCGCGGTACTTGCACATGCTGTCAGCGTATTCACGCGCTGTCTGGGCCTCCAGCAGCCTGCGCTTGCTGTCCTCAAGTTCACGCAGCGCCAGCGATTCAGCGGTCGGTGTGGCGTAGGCGCTTTTCACCCACTCAATGGTTTGACGGATCATTACAGTTACTCCAGTTGTTGATGTGACACAAGTGTATCACACATTTTTAGATATGCGGTATTGTTTTACAGCGTTGCGCAATCCGGCCTGAGTTGTTGCTTTTTGGTCAAGCGCCATTGCTTGTGCTTGGTCCAATGTGTCTTGCATCAGGATGCGGTGGCACATGACGGGTGCCCCTTGGCCCTGACGGCGCACACGGGCGTTGAACTGCTCGTACAGGTCCAGCGACCAGTTGAGGCCATACCACACGAGGATGTGGCCGTTGTTCTGCAACCCGTCGATGCCGTGGCCCATGCTGGCCGGGTGACCGATCATCAGGGCGCAGTCGTCAGTCTTCCAGCGGTGCATGGCGTTGGTCAGCGATGCCTCGGTCTTGCACTCGGTCAGGTTGATGGGGCGCAGCGCCTTAAACTTCTCCATGATGCGGGCAGCGTCTGACCGGTACGCATAGGCGCACAGGATGGGTGACCCCTGGGCCTCGTCGATGATGTCCTCCAGCGCGTCCAGCTTCATGTCATGCACCGGCTCCCACAGCGGCATCCCGGCAATCGGGTACATGGCCCCGTTGGAGAACTGCAAGCACTTGTTGGTCAAGGCAGCTTGGTTAAACGCCTCAATCTCTTTGCCGCTGTCCAGCACCATGAAGAACTCTTTCTCCAGCCTGTCGTACTTGGCCCGCAACTCGTCAGGCATCTCGATCTCGATGTTGTTGACGATCAAGTCAGGCAGCGGGTTGTAGTCCTCGGCTGACATCTCAAGCGTGATGTCCCCGATCAGCTTCTTGATCGTGTCCTCGGTGTCCTCATACGCCACCTCTTTGTAGGGTCCGACCTTCTTGTAGAACCGAGTGCGGAACGCTGTCTTGCTGGTGCCCAGACGCTCACCCTTGTCCACCACGAGGAACTGACCGTGCAGGTCTTTGTACCCGTTGCTGGCAGGGGTGCCGGTCAAGCCCGTGGTCCAGTCAAACTGGTTTGCAATCTTGCGAAACGCCTTGACCCGGTTTGTGGCGCTGTTCTTCATCTTGCTGATCTCGTCCCAGATGATTCCGTTGAACGGCATCGGGCGGTCCTTCTTGACGAAATAGGTTTGCAGCGTTTCGGCCAGCCAGCCAAGCACGTCATAGTTCACCAAATAAATGTCCGCAGGGCGCAGGAGAGCGCGGGTGCGCTGGTCCTTGGTGCCGGTCACCAGACTAAATTTCAACCCGCTTGTGTGATTCCATTTGGCCGCTTCCTGACGCCACACAAGACGGATCACTCGGATGGGCGCAACAATAATTACGCCGCGCAAAAACCCGGTCTTAACGAGGTGGGCCACGCTTGTGAGTGTGATCACGGTCTTCCCCAATCCCATATCTAACCAGAGCATTGAGTTGGCGTGAGTGCATTGAAAGTTGACGGCTTTCTTTTGGTAGTCGTGGAGTAAGTCAGGTGTCAGCATCCCATCACCATCACGTCAACCATCAACTTACCCTCGACCACGTTGTCAATGACAAACACGTTGACCATTTGCTGGCGCAGCTTCTCGTGCTCCCGGTACTGCGCAGGCGTGGGTACTTGACCCTCGCGCTTGAACTCGCAGAACCACATGCGCCCATCAGGTCCGATGAACAGACGATCAGGCACAGCGGCACGGGCAGGGCTGGTGAACTTGTACGCCAGCACACCCTTGGTCTTGGCGTAGTCGCAGACCTTGGATTCAATCTGTTTTTCCAGCACGGCGGTTCTCCAGTTCGATCAACAACTCGATGTAGTGCTTGGCCTTTTCCAGATCAGCAATGCCGTTCTTCTTGCGCCAGCGGGAAACGTACTTGATCACGTTGCCCTCAAAGTAGCCAATCGCGTTGGCATGGATGAACTCGACTGGCTGGATCGGCAAGTCCTTGTAGTGGTTGCCAGCAACCTGTTTAGTCAGTGCGTCAAACGCTTCAGTTTCTTCCATTGTCACTTCAAGCTTAGGCATAATTTTTCCACTTCTTTGACGTAGTAATCGAAATTGACTGGCAGCTTGCCAGCGTCCTTGATGTCGTTGCAAGGCTGCACACCCCAGCCACTCTCAACGGCAAACTTGCGCCACTGCTCGGGCTTCTTCGCAAGCGGTGGCATGTACTTGACCAACTGCCCACCACCCTCGGCCACGTAGTAGCGCGTGGTGTTCTGAAGCTGCGATGTCACGCCGTCACGCTCAATGCCCAAGTGACTCGACCGGGGCACTTTGGTGCGCAACATGAAGTCCATGATGTCGGGCCACTGCTCGATGGTTTCGCGGATGGGAGCACCCTCGACCAGCACCTTCTCGGCCACCTTGGCAATCACCAAGCCACCAGCGTTCTGGTGCCACTCCATGTCGTACTCGTAAGCACCCTTGCGCTTGGTGCTACCGTTCTCAAACACGCCGATGTAGTTGTTGACATCGCGCACCATCATGGCCTTGTACACGGCTTCCTCAAGGTTCAACCCGGTGCGCGACTGCCATGCAGCGCGGGCCAGATCGACCAGCATCTTGTGGCTGCGGGGCACACGCACTGTCAGGCCATCGGTGTTGACCTGGATGATGCGCAGGCCGGGGATGTGCATCAACCCCTCGGCCAGCAGGCACAGCAGCAGTTGACCGTTGAGCGTGATCGACATGGTAAACAGTGGGTCGTAGAACACACTGAACTGGTTGTTGCTGTCACCGTAGACGCCGTTCAGCGCCAGCTTCAGCATTGCGCTTTCTGCTGACTTCTTTGGGTACGACTTGCGCTGCTCAAACAGGTGCTTGTAGATGCTGACAAACTCTTTTCCGAGATGGGCCGGGTGAAACCCATTCGTGATTGCCAAGTTTGGATAGTATGAAGTGACATCCAAGTCCACGATGACGTACTCACCGTCAGACTCGATGACCTCTGACTCGATGGAGCCGTGGATTCCCCCAAGGCCGAAGACAAAAGTAAAGCCATTGATTGTTGCTGTGAGGTCCGTGAAGACCCCCTTGGTTTCGGTGATGGTCTGGGCCTTGAGCCAGTTCATCACCCGGTTAAATTCAGGGTGCTCGAAGTTAATCCACGGCAGGATGGCGTCCTTGAGCGCGATCATTGGGCGCTTGGTCTGCCTGGGTGTGCGACCCTTGGGGCCAAAGTCGTAACAGGCGACACCGGCTTCTTCCAGCTTCATGGTGAAGTAGTCTTTGCCGATCTTGGTGTCGTTGTGGTTCATGAAGTCACGGGCATACTTGCGCGTCAGTTCTTCACGGAAGTGGATCATGTCAAGCGTGTGGTGATAGAACGCCTTGGTCTGCGCCACATCGTGCTTGTTGTACTCTTTGAGCACTTCGATTTGTGTGCGGTTCAGCATCGTGCCCACGGGGAACGGCAGGTCTTCAATCGTGTCGCTGCGCATGTTGAACTCCAGCACCTTGAGGCTGGTGGACCGGGCACGGTTGTCAAAGTGGTGGATCTTGAACAGGTCGATCTGCGTGACAAACTGGTCAAAGGTCTTGACGAGGTGCATCCAACGGCCACCATCATCGTCTTGCGCGTTGATGATCGCCATCGCCTTTTGGTACAGCGTGTTGGCATCACTGTGACCCATGCGCACAAGAGTGTGCACCACGGGGTAATCAAAGCCAAGGTTGTTGAACCCGATCATGCGGGCATCGGTGTCTTTCAGATACTGAAGGAACGCGACGATCTCACGCGAGTCGTTGCGGTGATCGCTGATCTCAAACATCCACTGAAGCGGCGAGTCTGCATGTTCCACTGCCAGCGTGAACACGTTGGGATAGGTTTCGATGTCGAATACATAGTCGTTACTCATTACGGTTACCGGGTTAGGTGGGGATGGGATACTCACGGACGGCGCTTTCGGTCACCCTGCCCGGATGATTACGGGTGCCCCTTAATGATCACCCATCCCCGATTCAATTACTGGCCGAAGAACGAAGGCAAGCCAGCAGGTGCGCCAAATGGTGCGGCAGGCATTGCAGTCTGTTGACCAGCCGATGGGAAGACAGCACCTGACATAGCCGCTGCTTGCTGCACCGCACCAAACATCCCAGACGCATCAACGGCTCCTTCACCGAATGGGGTATCGTCAGCGGCAAATTGAATAGCAACAAGATCACAACGGATTGCACGTCCATGCTTGTTGTCTTGGGGCCAAGGCTTAACGGCAGCGTTGACACGGCAACCGCCGTACAACTTGCGGGCCAGTTGCTGATAGGCCATCGTGTTTGATGGGTCAACAGGTGAGCCGTCAGGTTGAATCATTTGAGGGGCGGTATCCCGACCGGCAGTGATGTAAAGATTACCTGCATAACCGTCATAAGGCTTGAGTGTCTTCTTGGCAATTTTTTCCTCACCACGACCAAAACAACGCATCCTGCGTTCATTTTGAATCATTCCCATGATGGCTTGAGCGTGTTCTTTCCACTTCTCCAGCGCCAAGGCACCGTAACGTGCCATGAACTGCTGAAAGCCAGCGTGGTCTTGGGGCATTAACAATTCGCAGTTGTACGAGAGTCGTTCAACACCAGTCAACTCATTGACCTGACGCTGTGGTTCAGCGATGTTTGGAAAAGCAAGACGGACGTTCGACAAAAAGATGATTTCAGACATTACATTTACTCCAGTTTAAGAAAGCCACGAGGGCAGGGATTCGGCAGCGGGTGCTGCTTCTACTGCGCTAAACAGCGGCGCAGCATTGGTGATGACAGCCGGACGGCCATCAGATTCGGGGGCTACGGTTAGCTTGCCAGCCAGCTTGACCACGTACTCTTGCTCCATGCGCTTGAGTTGGCGCTCGGTCAGTGCAACCTTGGTGCCGTCTTTCTTTTCCCACGTCAGCTTTTCAGCCTTGGCGGGTGTAACAAGTTTGGTTTCGTAGACAGCGGATTTGGGGATGCCCATCTTGACCAGCTTCTCGGCCATGTCGTCCTCAGGCAGCGCCCATGCACGGGAGCCACGACCATTGACCAGCTTCAAGCCTGGGATGACTTGACCAGCTTCAAGACGGCGCAGGGCTTCCTTCTCCACACCTTCGAGGAGTTGGCGCATCAAGGGGGCGGCTTCCATGATCTGAGCGATCTGGGCGTCATCCATCGTGGATGGGTCTTTATCGGCAGATTGCTGCGCGACATCGAGTGTTTGAGTTACGACAGGCTGGAACATGATTCCGACCTCCTTCATTACGTTACTTGCCAGCGCGTTGCATGAGCCTTTAGCGCGGCAGAATTTACATTGACTTTCACCCGGTACAAGCGGTGCGTCTGGTTTGTCAGTGGCAGCAGCTTGCGTGATGATTGTACCCATGTTGTCCAACAAAGAGCGCACAGACACATCGTGCGATGTGATGGCAGGCATCCCACGCAGCGCCAGCTTGGGCTGGATGATGGTCATGCGAACCGTCTTGAACGGATAGTCACCATTCACGGGCAGCTTGTAGCCAGCCAGCACACCGTAGGCATACTGTTCAAGCTGCATGTTGCCTTCGGCTGCGACGATGCCCATGCCGTCCTTGTAGTCGATCAATTCAAGGATGTCACCACCGATGATTTGACAGTCCACCGTACCCGACAAGTCTTTGCGACCCAGCAGAAACTCGGGGTCAACCCGTTGCTCAGAGATGACCTTAAACATGCCACCAACCGACTCCTCACGGATGTACTCAATGGCGGTCTTGACTCGGGCAGCGCGGTCAGCGTCCACCTTGAACGTGCCCTCGTGATCGGTGAAGGTTTCCCCCACCTGATCCATTGGGTCCGACAAGCCGTTCTTGATACAGTGCTCAAGCAGCGTGTGCGAGTGTGTGCCATCGGCAGCAGCGGGGCCGCTACCGGTGTCAGGGTACTTGGCCTCCTCCCGAATGCTGCCGGGGCACAAGGCCCAGCGGCTGCGCTTCGATGGGGACAGCTTGGCGTGATCGCTCATGCTCCCCTCCTTTTCAGCATGGCGTCTGCCAAGTCGTATGCGTAATCAGCCACAAATGGAATCACATCTTCCGGGGAGCAGTCGTACAACTCCTCATACATACCCCATGCGACTGGCATCGCCTTGGCTGCAAAGTAGTCGCGCAGGCTCATACCTTCGTCTTGCCCGGTAAAAGCTGACGGAAACGCTGGCCCACCTGTGTTTGTGTCGGTGCTCACTTCAGCCCCTCAACGCCAGTGTGCAGTGCAGCGTAGTGCTCGGGCTTCACATCGTTGATGTTCTGGTAACCCAGACCAGTCAAGACGCCTTGGATCATGGCACCCTTTTGTGGGCCAAGAGCCTTGTAGGCACCCATCACATAGTCAATCAGACCCTTGCCGTCAGTGAACGGTGCGCCACTGGCAACAGGTGCTGGTGCAGGCATCACGAATGAGGGAGGCGCTGGCATGGCCGGGGCAGCGGTCACAGACACAGTGACAGGTGCTGCAACGGGGGCAGCTTGTACCACAGGGGCGGGTGTTGGCGCAACAGGTGCGGGTGCTGATACATTGCCAGCTTGCAGTTGGGCAGTCAGGGCAACCACGGCAGCGGTCAGGGCTTCAATTTTCTGTTCGATTGACATAAAGTTTCTCCAGAGGGTTACGGATTACAGGGGGTTGAATTGTGAGGCGGTCTTCAACAAACGCCTCTACGATTTCACGATGCACCTCACTCGGGGTTCCGAGCTTTCGTGCTTTCTCATGAAACTTGATGCGCGTCTTGTCTGTCACTCGTACAGACATGAACGCTGATTTGGATGCTTGTGTCATAAATAATTTCCTTGACCGATGACGCAGTGTATCACCACTGTGATACGATTGTGCAACTGGTTTAAAAATTATTTTGCAAAAAGAAAAGCCCCGGTGGTTAGACCGGGGCTTAAAAGGAGAAAACATGAAAAAGTCGGCAACTGCAATCACCAACGGGCTTATTCTATGACAGCGCCACAGACTGTGCAATCTCATCCTGCGTCAGTTGACGCCTACATCAGACACGGATGGTCACTTGTACCCATCCCAGCCAACACCAAGGGGCCACGCACCCCGGGCTGGAACCTTAAACAGAACGCCCTCAAGGCCCAGGGCGACCTACCCCACGGCTACGGCATCGGCTTGGCCCATGCGTACAGCGGCACGATGGCCCTTGACATCGACAACTGGACCGTGACCACCAGCCTGCTGGCCGAGCACGGCATTGACCTGCAAGCCCTCTACGATGCGCCTGACGCCGTGGTCATCAACTCGGGCAAGCCCGGGCACGGCAAGCTGCTGTATGCGATGCCCTTCGGCGCTGCACTGCCATCAAAGAAGATCATGCACAGCGGCATCACAGCCTACGAGTTGCGCTGCGCCACGGTCAGCGGCCTCACGGTGCAGGACGTGCTGCCCCCGTCGATCCACCCCGAGACACGCCAGCCTTACCACTGGGCGGGCCACGGCCATTGGACCCGGATGCCGGTGATCCCCCAAGCCCTGCTGGACCTGTGGAGTGGGATGCTGTCGCAGGACAAAGAGCGCACAATTGCCACAGACGGCTCGGTTGATGCCTCATGGGAGGAGATCAGGCAAGCCCTCGATGCGGTGCCCGCTGACTGCACCCGTGACGAGTGGGTGGGCATCGGCATGGCGCTGCACTGGGCAGGCACCCAGACCGATCAGCTTGAGCAGGCGCTGGCGCTGTGGAACGAGTGGAGCGCCACGGCCCAGACCAAGTATCCTGGGGAGCGTGAGATCTTGACGCAGTGGATCAGCTTCAAACCTGACAAGGCCACGGCTGTCAAGTTGGGGACACTCTTTCACATCGCCAAGTCCCACGGCTGGACCCGGCCCATGCCCGATGCGTCCGAGTTGTTCAGCAAGATCGACATCCCCGTGATGGAGCCGTTGAGCGTGATGGACGGCCTGCGGCCCAAGCCACCCGAGATGGACCTGTCACTGTGGCCCAACATCCTCAAGACCCGATCCACTGAGATTTCAGAAAGCGTGGGCTGTGACCCTTTGGTCCCTTTGTTCGCTGGGTTGGCCGCTGTCTGCGGGGTGATTGATGCCCGCATTCGGTTGGAACTCATGCCGGGGTTTCGTGTGCCCCCGGTGCTGTGGCTCATGACTTTGGGCGACCCAGCGGACAAGAAGTCACCCGGCTCGCGGCCCATGCTGTCGCCATTGAAGAACATCGAAGCAGAGGACCGGCCCCGCTACGGCAAGGAACTGCTCGACTGGGAGGGCAGAGAGGCCCAACACGCCAGCGCCAAAAAGGCATTCCTCGAATGGTCATCGTCTACTGAGGCCATGCTGGGCGGGGATCAGGCACCGCTTGTGCCCGACCTGTCAACGCAGCCCGTACCCCTGAAGATCACGGTCAGCGACATCACGAGTCAGAAGCTGGTGCGCCAAGCGGCAGACCGTCCCCGTGGCCTGCTGTGCTACCTCGATGAGATGAACAGTTGGGTGCGCAAGCTAACAGACAAGAGCAGCGGCGAGGACCGATCAGCGTGGGTTGTCAGCTACGAGTCAGAACACTACGAGATGGACCGAGTGGGCGCTGGGTCGATCTATGCCGAGAACCTCGCTGTGTCGATCTACGGCAACATTCAGCCCCAAGTGTTCAAGGCCAATCTGGCCGCGCTGTCGGCTGACGGCCTGCTGCAACGGTTTATCCCCGCTATTCTGCGCGGGAACAAGACCAAGCTGGGCCAGCCCATCCCCGAGTACCTGACCAGCGCCGGGGCATGGGAGAACACCCTGCGCCTGACCTACGCGCTGCCCGTGCAGACGTACCAGTTATCCACAGAAGCGTACACAGCCTTCAGGGAGTTCCAGCAGTGGTACGAGTCGGCCAAGCAAGACGAGAGGGTGCTGGACAGCGGCACAGAGTACATGACGGCCTTCGGCAAGTTGGAGGGTTTGGCTGGCCGACTGATCCTCATGTTCCACGTCATCGAGTCGCCCTTCAACCCCGTGGTGTCGGTCGATGTTGTCCACAGGGTCGTCAGTTTGGTGCGGGGGTACATCATCCCGGCTTACCGCTACGCTTTAGGCGAGGTGGGTGGGGTCATCACTGACACGTTTGATCAGTGGATGATCGACTACATTGTGCAGATCAGCGGCGAGGTGCATACCGTTGACCTGCGCAGCCTCAAACGGTCGGCCCGTAGGCCACTGGAGGGTAAAACAGACTGGCAGAAGGATCAGGCGATCATGGACGCCATGCTGGTCATCGAACAGGCTGGTTGGGCGGTGCAGATCGAGAGTGAACTGCACAAAAAGAAGGTCACATGGGCCATCAACCCCACGCTGCCCGAGATGTTCAAGGACTACCGGCAGACGGTCATCAAGGCCAAGCAGCGCCACGCTGACTACATCTACCGCCACGCCACGGCCAAGGGGTACGACCGAAAGCTGGTCAAGGGGTACACCCCGGACATGGACGAATGAAAAAAGCCCGGATTGACCGGGCTTTTTTGTTTTGATGGTTGACTCTTTCAAACGGGATTTTCTGACATGACCGAATTATGGGCAGGGGAGGGGGTATCACGTCTACCCCGGGTAGGCCGGGTGGTCAGACGGGGCAGAAACGAGTGATGGAGGTCGGGGGCTAGGGCTTCGATCATGCCCAGGACTTCAAGCAGACGGGTTACCGCTGCCCCTGGTTCACGTTCACCCGTGAGCCATTTGCGAACGGTGAACACGGGAACACCGAAGTAGGCAGCGGCCTGCCCTTCGTCAAGGTTCAAACGGTCAACGGTTTGGCGAACCCGTTGGGCCACTGTACCGTGGGCGGGGGTTTTGGGTTGTTTGGGGGCGGTTTGTGTCATGGTTAGGGGTGTCCTAAGGGTAAGGTCAAAAAAAGCCCCTGACGGGGTGTCAGGGGCTGCGGGTTTCAAGGGTTAGGGGTTACAAATCGAAAAAGCGTTCGAGTAGGGGAATCGCCACGGCTACCCCCACGGCTATCAGTAGGGCGGTTATCATTCAATCACCCCGACATTCGATGTCAGCAACCAGTCGGGCGACATTTATTTCATCGGGTTGAATAACCCTTCGATCAATTGGTGCGGGTTGCGGTTTAGGGCTTGAGCAATGGCAAAGCCAGCCGCGCTTCGGTAATTTGTAGGCCAGATGACCGCAGACACATTTAAATGTTTTCATGCTTTTTCTCCCAACGATTTACGAATGATGCGGATCATGAAGGTCATGGTGCGGGGCTTATAAATCCCGTCCTCATCCTTCCAGTCTTCAAAGAATGGGAGGCATTGCAACAGCGTGTCTTTGAGCGATTCGATTTCATCCGCTTGGACACTGGCTAAGTGATCAGCGTCAGACAGTCGGGCATACAGGGCGGATACCCCTGTGAAGCCCTCAGCGTGGGCGATGCGTTCGGCTTCGGAGGGGTCAAGTTTGGACAAGTCAATCATGGTTCAATTCCTCAATGTGTGTGTCGTCTTGGGTAAATTGCGGGTTCGTTGACAAGGTGTCAAATAGGCTTGACGGTTCGCTGTAATTACCCCCGAAGCGGTAAGCGTTCGCCCGTTCGTACTCACGCACATAAAAAGCGGTGCTTGTGCCTTCCATGAAACGAGGGTGAACCGGGTTGCTTGAATGACGTTTTGCGAAGCTGTCCAGCTTATGCGCTGTTCGCCCGGTTCCTCTTTTGATCTTGCTGCAATACGCCTCAATCAATGCCTGTTTTTCAGGGGTTTCCACTTTGAACGTGGTTGATTTAACTTTGAAATTGATCATGGTGTTGTCTCCTTTTAACGTAAGTCACGGGCTGGGGTGTGTCCATGCTCACGCATGAACTCAGCGACTGTTAAATTTTTGGCTTTGTAGGTGTCGCCGAACTGGGTGAAGCATGAATAGACCGATTCGCCTTGTTCATTGCTTCGCAAGGGTTCACCGACAAGGAAATTGCGCCCGAGCATCTTTTCAGGCGGCAAAACTTCCAGCATGTCCCAGTACATTTTTTCAGTGGTGGGGATCCATGCGTCCGGGTTTGCGTCCATAGCGTCCCAAAGGGCTTGCCATTCGAGGGGCGTATTGATCATGCTGCGCCCCTTGTTGCGTCATACAGTCCGGCCATATAGGCAGACATCAACCCGGCCAATTCACGGGTGGAAACGTGGCCGATGCTGAACACATCAGACACGCCGCCGCCCTCATTGCACATACGGTGCAGGCAGTACCCGCCATAAGCGCCGCTAATGTGGTAATTACCTTTGTTGGCAACGGCTTTACCGTCAACGGTGCGGTATGGCTCGGACGGTGATTTCGTCATGCTGTTGAGTGTGGCGACTTTGGCGTCAAGAAATGCGCGGGTAATTCGAGTAGTCATGGTTTGATCCTTTAACGGGTTACAGGGTTACACGGTGGCGAGATGCGCACCCCAAAGCCCTGGACGGGCTTTAGGCTGGGTTATCCCTTGACGTTCAAGCCCGAGACGCGGAAGCAGCGACCGGAAGGCAGTTGCACATCAACAGTGCCGCAGCTATGCGATGCGAGCAGCAAGGCGCGATATTCGCGGCCATAAACGGTGACGGTGACGTATTTCATGGTTAGGGTCTTTCAGTGGTTACAGAAAAAGAGCATCAAGCCCGTGCAGCACCAGGGCGCACAGTGCCAAGCCAATAAGCACGGCGAGGGCGATATCTAAGAGGGTTTCGCGGGTCATGGTTCAACCCTCCAGTGCTGGCAAGTCGCAGATCAGGCCATCAGGCCCATGAAGCTGCACTTTGTTTTTGCCAGTGAAGCTGCGGCACCACACGGGGCGCTGCAAGTATTTAGCGAAATCGAGCATCACGCGATCAGCAGTGTGACCACGGGTAAGCACTCGCTGATGAGTGCCGCTCACGTCATCGTTATGCCACACGATGAGGGCGAATTGTTCAGTTTGCATTTTGATCTCCAGTTACAGGTTACAGATGTGGGGCTTGCGCCCCACTGGGTTTTAGACTTCGCTGTTATGCAGCAATGCACCATTGACCATTGTGAATTCATCCCAAGCATTGCCTAACTCAATTTGAAGCTCGACAGCCTTTTGTGTGCGGCTGCTGCCTGCACGATGGATGATTGCCAGTGTGCGAAGCAATGCTCCACGTCCTTGGGCTGTTGCACGGTCGATTTGCTTTTGCTCTTGCTTTGTCATGATGATCTCCAGTTACAGGTTACGGGTTGTTGATGTGATCAATTCTAACCCATTGGGTCAGTGTGTCAATAGCCTACACGAAAATATCTTCTAGGTACTTTCCCTAACCCATTGGGTATGCACTTTTACCTCTGGTGACAAAGTGCCCTTTTGTCGCTGGGGGTTCATTTTGTAGTTTGCTTAATCCTTGTGCAATTTAGAAAGTATGTATTTTTTCGCCTTGCCTGCGCGAAAGAGCACATTGTCACAATCGGCCCCAAAACCCCCTGTTTTACCCCACTGGGTCAAGGATTCGGGTTATTCCCTGACCCGTTGGGTCATGACCCCTGACCCAGTGGGTTTGCCCCAATGACCCGATGGGTTGACCCCTGAACCCCTGACCCGTTGGGTTGTTTACCCCATTGGGTAGCGGTTCCCATTGGGTGCGGGTGCGTCATGGTGCAGACCCACTGGGTTAAATGGTGCGTTTAATCCGGGGGGGAGGGGGGAGGGCCGAGCGCCCGATGGTCACGGCTACGTAAGCATCACGAATCCTCTGAAAATTTTTTAGAAAATCAGAAACCCAATGGGTTCCCTATCCCCACAACCCCCAACATTGCGCAGGAATCCGTTATGCCTTACACTGAGGACACTATGAAACAAGAGAACACCTCGTTTGTAGGCACGGCTGTCGCCAGTGAGAATCAACTGCCCAACTGGCTGTCCGTGCCTGACCCAGAACCCCTCAGAACCTCGAAGGAGGCAAGGGCGTTGCTGCATGTCGAATATGAGCAAATCTTCGAGAGAGTCGTGGAGGACATCTACCGTGGCCGGTCCCTGCAATCGCTGATTGAGGATGACCACAGGGCCATCTCGTATGAGGACTTCCTGCGCTGGGTCAAGCGTGAACCCACCCGCCACGAGCGATTCAAAGAAGCGCAGGAGATGCGCACTGAGTTTCTTGCGGGAGAAATCCTAGAGATTGCCGATGGTGTCGAAGCGGTGGACCCCACATCGAACGATACGGTGAACAGGGACAAGCTGCGCATCGACACGCGCAAGTGGCTCATGAGCGCACACAACAAGAAACGCTACGGCGAGATCAAGCAGGTTGAACTCGGTGGCACCATCTCTATCACCGAGGCGCTGGCGCAGGCACAGGCTAGAGTGATCGAGGGTGAGGTGATCGACGTGACACCAAGACTGGAGAACGACTGATGCAGAAGCCCCGGTACAGCCCAGAAGATGAGCAGACCCTGATGAGCCAGCTTTGGAGTCCTGCCCTGAAGGATGACCCCGAAGCGTTTGTCTTGTTCCTGTTCCCTTGGGGGCAGAAGAACACCCCACTCGAACACTTCAAAGCCCCCCGCACATGGCAGCGTAGGGCGCTGCGCAGGATACGGGACTTCATCAAAGAGAACCGGGGGAAGCTGAGTAACGAGGAGTTGATCGACGCGATGCGCAGGGCCGTGAGTTCAGGCCGAGGTGTGGGCAAGTCAGCACTGGTGTCGTGGTTGATCCTGTGGATGCTGACCACTCGCATAGGTAGTTCAGTCATCGTATCGGCCAACAGCGAGAACCAGTTGCGCAAGGTGACATGGGGTGAGTTGACTAAGTGGGTCACGATGGCGCTCAACGCCCACTGGTGGGAACCCACGGCCACGAGCCTGAACCCGGCCAACTGGTTGACCGATCTGGTTGAGCGTGACTTGCGTAAAGGCACCCGGTACTGGGGAGCCGAGGGGAAGCTGTGGAGCGAGGAGAACCCAGACGCCTACGCCGGTGTGCACAACATGGACGGCATGATGGTGATCTTTGACGAGGCCAGCGGTATCCCGGACAGCATCTGGTCCGTGGCTGCGGGCTTCTTTACCGAGAACATCCTGGACCGGTATTGGCTGGCGTTCAGCAACGGTCGTCGCAACACCGGGTACTTCTACGAGGCGGTGGACGGGAGCAAGCGGGAGTTCTGGGAGAGCGAGAAGATCGACGCCCGCACAGTTGAGGGCACCGACAAGACCATCTACCAGCAGATCATCAACGAGTACGGTGAGGACTCGGACGAGGCGCGGGTCGAGGTCTATGGCGACTTCCCCAAGTCGGGCCAGGACCAGTTCATCACGCCGCACGTTGTGGACGATGCCATCAAGCGGCCCCTGTACAAAGACATGACCGCGCCCATCATCATCGGCGTGGACCCGGCCCGGGGCGGCATGGACAGCACCGTGATTGCCGTGCGCCAAGGTCGTGACATCGTGGCGATCAAGCGGTTCAAGGGTGAGGACACCATGAGCGTGGTGGGCCACGTCATCGACGCCATCGAGGAGTACCGGCCAGCGTTGACCGTGATTGACGAGGGTGGTCTGGGGTACGGCATCCTTGACAGATTGACCGAGCAGAAGTACAAAGTGCGCGGGGTCAACTTCGGCTGGAAGGCCAAGAACCCAACGATGTGGGGCAACAAGCGGGCTGAGATTTGGGGTGCGATGCGCGACTGGCTCAAGACCGCCAGCATCCCGCAGGACAGGATGCTCAAGTCCGACCTGATCGGCCCGATGAAGAAGCCTAACTCGGCTGGCACCATCTTTTTGGAAGGCAAGAAAGAGATGAAAGCGCGTGGAGTTGCATCACCCGATGCGGCTGACGCCATCGCTGTAACCTTTGCGTACCCTGTGGCACATCGGGAGTACAATTCTCGAACCACAACGCGCTCAGTCAGCATGGACAGAGGCGCTGTATCATCATCTTGGATGGGGTCTTGACTATGGCTACTAAGAAAAGTGTGTCTCTTAGTGTAGGTCGCGGCGAGAAGCTGCCGGTGTCCAAGGGTGCTGGCTTGACAGCCAAAGGCCGTGAGAAGTACAACCGGGAAACTGGCTCAAACCTCAAAGCGCCAGCACCAAGTCCTAATACCAAAGCAGATCAGGGGCGCAAAGATTCATTTTGCGCGAGAATGGGTGCCGTTGCGGCTAACGCCAAAGACGGCGAACGCGCCAAAGCGGCGCTCAAACGATGGAAGTGTTAAATCATGGCTACTAAACCCGGCTTGTACAGTAATATTCACGCCAAACAGGCCCGAATCAAGGCTGGTTCTGGCGAGAAGATGAACAAAGTGGGCAGCAAAGCAGCGCCCACAGCCAAAGACTTCAAAGAGTCGGCCAAAACGGCTAAGAAAGACAAAAAATGACCCTAAAGGCCATGCAGAACTGCCTGATTATTGAGGTAGACGTCGAAAAACACCCGATGTTTGAGCTACTTTCGACAGAAAAACAAGAAACGGGTATAGTTGTGTCTGCTGGCCCTGACTGCAAAGAGCTAAAGGTGGGCGACCATCTGTACTTTGGCGTAGGGCAGGAATTCAAGCATGGCGGCAAAGAATACGTTGTCATGCGTGAGCCTCACGTACTAGGAGTCCTGAATGGCTGACCCAACTGGCATGGTTGCCGCTGCTGCTGTGGCAAACGGCGGTAAGCCCAAGAAAAGTGCCTCCGATATTCTGGCAACCGCCAGGTCACGGCTTGATTTGGCCGTTTCCGCGCTTGCCGAATCGCGGGAGGACGAAATTGATGATTTGCGTTTTTACGCTGGAAGTCCAGACAATTCATGGCAGTGGCCCGCAGATGTGCTGGCTACCCGTGGTGCGGTGCAAGGTCAGACCATCAACGCCCGTCCCTGCCTGACGATCAACAAGCTGCCCCAGCACGTTCACCAAGTCACCAACGACCAGCGCCAAAACCGTCCTGGTGCCAAGGTGATCCCCGTTGACGACAAGGCAGACGTTAAAGTGGCCGAGATTTTCAACGGCATGATCCGGCATATCGAATATATGTCGGACGCCGATGTGGCCTACGACACAGCCTGCGAGAACCAGGTCGCTTTTGGTGAAGGCTACATCCGACTGCTGACCGAGTATTGCGAAGCGAACACGTTCGACCAAGACATCAAGATTGGCCGTGTGCGTAACAGCTTTTCAGTCTACATGGACCCCACCATGCAAGACCCCACTGGCGCAGATGCCAAGTGGTGCTTCGTAACTGAGGATGTCACCCGCGCTGAGTTTGAGCGCATGTACCCAGACTCAACACCCATCACAACGCTCCAGTCGCTGGGTGTGGGCGACCAGTCGATCTCCAACTGGCTCAATGAAGACACGATCCGACTCGCGGATTACTACTACATTGACTACGACAAAGCCACGCTAAACCTGTATCCCGGCAACCAGACTGCGTTTGAGGGCACGCCCGAAGACAAGATGCTGCGTGAGATGTTTGGCAAGCCCAAAAACAACCGCATTTCTGAGCGCCCCAAGGTCAAATATTGCAAGATCAACGGTTACGAGATTCTGGAAGAACGCGAGTGGGCAGGCAAGTGGATCCCCGTGATCCGCATTGTCGGCAACGAGTTTGAAGTCGATGGCCGGTTGTATGTGTCGGGTTTGGTGCGAAACGCCAAAGATGCCCAGCGCATGTACAACTATTGGGTAAGCCAAGAAGCCGAGATGCTGGCGTTGGCCCCCAAAGCGCCGTTTATCGGCTACGGCGGTCAGTTTGAGGGCTACGAGGAAAAGTGGAAGACGGCCAACACCCAGAACTGGCCGTATCTGGAGGTCAATCCAGATGTTACAGACGGCCAAGGCGCTGTGTTGCCACTACCCCAGCGGGCACAGCCTCCAATGGCCTCCAGCGGCCTGCTGCAAGCCAAGGCGGGCGCTGCTGAAGACATCAAGGCCACAACAGGCCAGTACAACGCCTCGCTTGGCATGGGTTCTAACGAACGCTCTGGCAAAGCTATTCTTGCCCGCCAGCGTGAGGGCGATGTAGGTACTTACCACTACGGCGACAACCTCGCCCGTGGTGTGCGCCATGTGGCCCGTCAATTGGTAGACCTGATCCCCAAGATTTACGACACCCAGCGCATTGCCCGGATCATCGGCGAAGATGGCGAGACAAAGATGGTCAAGATTAACCCTGACCAGCCAGAGCCAATCAACGAGATCGTTGACGAGCAGGGCATCGTGATTGAAAAGGTCTACAACCCGTCTGTTGGTAAGTACGATGTGGTGGCTGTTACTGGCCCAGGCTACGCCACCAAGCGCCAAGAAGCATTGGAAGCTATGGCCCAATTGCTTCAGGGTAACCCCGCACTGTGGCAAGTGGCTGGTGACCTGTTTGTCAAGAACATGGACTGGCCTGGCGCTCAAGAGATGTCCAAGCGTTTCGCCAAAACCATCGACCCAGCAATCATGTCTGATGACGACAAGTCACCTGCTTTGCAAGCTGCCGAACAGCAGATGCAGGCGATGGGGCAGGAAATGGAGCAGATGCACCAGATGCTGCAAAACGTGGGCAAGTCCATTGAGGTGCAAGAGCAGCGCCGTAAGGACTACGAAGCTGAAATTAAGGCTTACCAGGCTGAAACCCAGCGCATCACGGCCACACAGGCGGGCATGAACGAGCAGCAGATCCAAGACATCGCTATGGGCGTGGTGGCGGCGGCAATGGAATCCAACGGCCAGTTGAACGGCATCCCTGAAATGCCAGAGCAGCAGATGGATGTGGGCATGGAGGGTATGCCTGAGATGCCACAGCCTATGGAACCAATGCCACCAATGGAGATGCCACAATGACCGCCGCACAACTGATAGGTCTGCTGTTTTTGAGCCGCAATGTGGCCCATTCGGTGCATCTGAACACCCGCAGCTACAGCAAGCACAAGGCACTCGGGCATTTCTACAAAGATGTGATTGATGTGACCGATGCGTTTGCCGAAGCCTACCAAGGCCGCAACGGTTTGATTGGCCCAATTGCCATGCCTGCGGCCAAGAAGACAACCAACATCATTGAGTTTTTGCAAGACCAACTTGCTGAGATTGAAAAGGGTCGTTACGAGGTTTGCGACAAATCTGATTCAACATTGCAGCAGTTAATTGACAACATCATTGAGTTGTACTTGTCAACACTGTACAAATTGAGGTTCTTGGCATGACTATTGTTGTTACCCACACCACACCGGCAGACGGCACGTTCAGTGCCGCAGGCGCTGCTGCGTGGAACGCAGACCACGCTTTAACGGGCATTGTGGATGTTGCAAACGGTGGAACTGGAACGGCAACGCCGTCATTGGTGGCTGGCACAAACGTGACCATTACAGGCTCTTTTCCAAACCAGACCATTAACTCTACTGGCGGTGGTGGCATCTCCAGCGCGGACATCCAAGAGTTCACCAGCACAGGCACATCCACATGGACTAAGCCAGCAGGCGCAAAGCTGGTTTATGTGTTGATGCAGGGCGGTGGTGGTGGGGGTGGCTCTGGGCACAAACAACTGGCAGTCCCCGTAAACCCAAACCAAGGCGGTATGGGTGGATGCGGCGGCGGCTGGTCTGAACTTTGGATTCCTGCTGTATCTCTGGGTTCAACAGAAACAGTAACAGTTGGTGCTGGAGGCACTGGAGGCGCATCTCAAACGACATCTGGCAACGGCAATAGCGGCACGATTGGTGGCAATACCAGCTTTGGCTCTTGGGCCGTTGCTCGTGGCGGTGCATTAGGGAGTGGCGGTCAAGCAGCAGCGCAAAACTCAGGGCAAGCAAGTGCAAATACCGCAAACGCGCCTGCAATTTTTTCTACCTCAGGTTCAACAAATACATTTTATTTAGGTACAGGAGGCACTCGTACAGCAGGAGGCACTGGAGGTAACGGGAGTAAAGGCGGTAACGCCGCAGGTGGTGGAGCTGCGGGTGGTGGCATTACCGCTACGCCAACAGCAACAAACGGCGGAACAGGAGGTTTGGGGGGTGCTGGGGTTGATGATTCAACGACAACCGCACCAACCGGAGGCGGTGGAACCGCGGGGTCTTCAGGTGGTAACGGAGGCAATGGTGCAAACTCTGTAAATTACTATCTTGGCGGCAGCGGTGGCGGTGGCGGTGCAGCATCTACATCAGCAAACGGCGGTGCTGGCGGCAACGGCGGCTACCCGAGTGGCGGTGGCGGGGGCGGCGGCGCTTGCCTGTCTGGATTCAACTCTGGTGCTGGTGGCAATGGCGGCAACGGCTACGTCCGAGTCGTGACATTCTTCTGAGGTTGATATGCCAAAACAATTCCTACTCAATCCCGATGGCAGTGTTCCTGCCAATGCAAATATTGAACTGCTCACAGCCGCTGGCATCCCACTGGTGATGCCTACACCTATGCCCCGTGAAGGCGGCATGGTGGCTGTTGAACAAGCGCCAGAACAAGATGTTGATGGCGTGTGGCGGCAGGTGTGGGTGTTAGAGCTTGCACCAGAATCTGAACTCCCCGAAAGTGCTTAAAATGGGACCATTCTTTAACGGCGAATTTTTTGCTGGTGGATTCTTTGAATCTATAGCACAATCTGCTGAACAATTGTTGATTAAACTTCGGTCATTCACCGAAAGAAGGAGATTTTAATGGCGATCAACCTCAAGGCAATTACCTCCGTAATGGGGTATCAACAGATCACAAGTCTGAGTTCAGCCACTCGACTAACCGTGCCCCAACGCGATCTAAACGGTTTGGTAGGCACACCGCGCATCGCCATCATTACCCCCGAAGGCCAGGCTGTTCGTTGGCGCGATGACAACGTGGCCCCAACAGCATCTGTCGGTATGCCTTTGGCTGCTGGCGTTACATTGCAGTACGATGGCGATCTGTCGCAAATTCAATTCATTGAGCAAGTTGCCGGTGCCAAATTGAACATCACCTACTACTCTTAAGAGGCCAAAATGCAAGTTTCAAATGACACCCCTGCGCTGAATTACGTTGAGTATTTCACCAAGCAATTGCCCGTTGACTTGGCTAACATGGCCATGCTGCGCGACGAGCTGGCTATTCGTCAAGGCGCTTTGTCTGCCGCCAAAGACGCTGTAGCTGACCGTGAAGTTGCCAAGCAAGAGTTGGCGAAAGCCAAAGAAGACGCTGCGGCAATTCAATCCGAAGCTGCTAAAACGCTTACTGAAGCCAACGCTACTTTGAATGGTGCAGTGGTTAAAGAAAAAGAAGTTGCAGCCCAAGAAAAGGCTGTCAATGCTGCTTTGGCTACACGTGAGTCTGATGTGGCAAAAAGCGAAAAAGCTGCTGACGCAAAAGCTGTTTTGGTGGCCCGCCAGCAAGCTGAACTTGATGCCCGTGCTGTTGTGTTGGCCGAGCAAGAAGCTGCACTGCAAGCCCGTATCAAAGCGTTCCAAGACAAAGTAGCTGCAATCAGCATCTAAGGGTTTAACATGCCTGCTGTGTCTCTTTCAATTTTTGGTGGCGTTGGTGCTCAATTTTTTGACAACAACGGCAACCCGCTGTCCGGTGGCAAGATTTACACCTACGAAGCGGGGACAACCACGCCGCTGGCTACGTACACATCCAGCACCGGCAACACAGCCCACACAAACCCAATAGTGCTGGATGCCGCTGGTCGAGTGCCCGGTGGTGAAATTTGGAACGCATTGCAACTGTACAAGTTTGTCTTGAAGACCAGTGCAGAAGTCACCATTGCTACGTATGACAACGTGGGCAGCAGCTTCAACGCTACGGCGATCATTGCAAACTTTACAGGCAATGGTTCCACTGTTGCGTTTACGTTGGCAAGCGCACCCGCAGGTGAAAACTCAACCAACGTGTACATCAACGGGGTGTACCAGCAGAAAAACACGTACAGTATTGCTGGCGCTGTTCTTACATTCTCAGAAGCACCCCCACTTAATTCTTCAATTGAAGTCAACTACGTTTAAGGAACAATCATGGCAGACACCAAAATCTCAGCACTCCCCGCGTCAACAACACCGCTTGCTGGCACCGAGGTGCTGCCAATTGTTCAGTCCAGCACAACCAGACAAGTCAGCGTTGCCAACTTGACTGCTGGCCGTGCAATCAGTGCAGCCCAATTGACACTGACCACAGGTAATTTGATTGTTGCCAGCGGTCAAGGCATCGACTTTTCTGCCACATCGGGCACAGGCACAAGCGAGTTGCTGAACGATTATGAGGAAGGAACTTTTAGCCCTTCTTTTGCAAACTTTACACTTGGTGACGGTTCTGTATTTGGTAGATATACCAAGATTGGAAGAATCGTACATATCCAATGCGGGTTTGTTTATGGATCAACCTCGGCGATTACGGGAAGTATTGGTGCAATATCACTTCCATTTGCTGCCGCAAATACTGCCGCAAACACATTCCAGATGGCAATGGGTTCAGTTTTTAAGCCAAACGTGGGTTGGTTTAACATTCTGTCATTTTTGGAAAATAATATAGCTTCGTTAGCTGTAACAACAGATTTTTTAGGTGCTGGAATAACAAGTATTTCACCCACAGTATTTGCCACAGGAACAACATTAACGCTCGCAATAGCGTATGAAGTTTAAGGAAAATCATGTCGTTAACTAAAGTTTCATATTCAATGATTACTGGGTCTTCGGCCAACGTGCTGGATTATGGAGCTGTTGGTGATGGTACAACGGATGACACTGCGGCAATTCAAGCGGCTATAAATACTGGAAATGCAGTTTATTTTCCAAAACCGTCGGTTTATTACAACGTAACATCAAGCGTTGTAATCACAGTTCCGTTTATAGCTGGCCTGTATAAAGTATTCAACAGCTCTGCAAACATTAAGTTTGGACTTCAATCAGTTGTTGAAGTTTACCCTGAATGGTTTGGCGCTAAACCAGAAGCAGATGCTGCTTTCTTTGATAGCACTACGGCAATTCAGGCTGCAATTGATAGTACAACCACGTTGAACGCCACAACTGCGTTAAACGAGGGCACAACGCTGCGAGTTCCAGTCAAATTCAGTGCTGGTGTTTACTACACTAACAACTTGACGATCACGCATCCTATTGTCATCAAGGGTTCTGGTATGAAAAATACCATGATTAAAACCCTAAACACAAATACCAATCTTGTATCAATTACTGCTGTCGAACCAGTAGAAATTTACGATTTATCTTTTGGTGTAAGAGACAGCTTGGGCGCAATGACAGGCGGTAGCTTTTTGTTGTTTGACCCAGTTAGTTTTTCAAATCAGTACTCCAAAATAGTTAGGGTAGCTTTTAACAATTGTTTTTCTGCCGTAACTTGCATTGATAGCGCGTTCATGATTTTTGATAGCTGCTATTTCAATCGATATTCGAATACAGGAATTGTAATTGCCAACGCTTTGCTGCCTGATGGTGGTGACAGCATTATTACAAACTGCACATTCAACAATGGTACAGGGACTGCAATTCTTCAAAACACTTCTGGTGGATTGAGAATTACAAACAACAAATTTTTAGGTGGTAATTACAACTACCGGGGTATTTACAACAGTGGTTTTGTAGATCGCACAGGTCAGCTAATTATTAGCGACAACAGTTTTGATCAATGTACAGTCGCTAACATCTCGTTTGAACGCTTAACTGATACAACCTTTTCAATGGTTTTGATTGAAGACAATATTATTGTCACATCACCAGCATGTACAGGCGTTTTAGTTAATGGGGCTACCGCAGCAACTTATTTAGAGGATCTTACCATTGGTGGTAACTTGTTCTATTTGCGAAATGGCGCAACTGGAATTGCGCTTGCAAGTTGCGCTCAGGTGTCAATTTATCCAAATCATTTTAAAACTGACGGTGGCGATGCTTCTACTGCAATTTTGTTTTCTTCCACTTTCCCGTTAACCGACATTTTTGTTCACCCACAATTTTTCACTGCCGCAACAACAACATTGTTTAGCGGCCCACAAACTAATGTTTCTTTTGTGCCGGGAAAAATGTTGAATTTTGCTGGAAATCCAAATAACAACCTGACACCAAATTACGTTGGTGAGGAATGTTTAGATACAACAAACAACAAATGGTACAAATCGTTTGGTTTAGTTATTAACCAGTGGGCTGCATTAAATTAACCCGTACCAGTTCGGACAACTGGAAACCTTAATGCCTGACTGGATAGTCAGGCTGGAAACAAGGAAACATCATGTCTCTCAAAAAAATTGTAACTGTCGATCTGATTGAAGTGCTAGAAAACCACTGCATTCAAGTTCGCACCAAGACCGCTATCAAAGAAGATAGCGTTGAAATCAGCAGCAAGTTTCACCGCCACGTTATTGCCCCCGGCGATGATTACAGCGCCGAAGATGCCCGTGTAAAGGCCATCTGCGCTGCCATGCACACTGCTGACGTTGTGGCCGCATACAAAGCTGCTCTTGCACAGCCAGAGTAATCTGCTGTAAGATAACCCAACCGTACCGGTGAGGTTCACCGGGAACTCACACGAGTTAAAAATGACTGATGAAGTCCAAGCCTTAGCGGAAGTTGACTCCGCGCAAGCACCCGAGGTGACGGCCACCACGGACAATGCACAAAATGCGCCGGTAGTAGCTGAGAATCAAGACGGTAGCACCCAAGAGGAAAAGAAGTACTCGCAGGCTGAAATCGACGCGATGATTGGCAAGCGCCTCGCAAGAGAACAGCGCAAATGGGAACGTGAGCAGCAGGCAAAGCAGGCACCCGTGCCAGCAATGCCAACGGATATTCCGACAGCAGATCAATTTGACAGCCCACAGGCATACGGTGATTTCATCCGTGCCGAAGCTGAAAAGCTGGTCCAACATCGGGAAATCCAGAATCAACGCGCTGAGATTGAAGAAACCTTTGCAGAGCGTGAGGAAGAAGCCCGGTCTAAATACGATGACTTTGACCAAGTTGCGTATAACCCGAATCTTCGAGTCACCGATGCGATGGCTGAAACCATCAAAGCGTCTGACCTTGGACCTGATCTGGCCTATTGGCTAGGTAGTAACCCCAAGGAAGCTGATCGCATATCTCGCTTGTCGCCACTCGCACAGGCGAAAGAAATCGGGAAGATTGAGGCCAAGTTGTCTAACGATCCCCCGGTGAAAAGAACCACATCTGCGCCAGCGCCGATTTCACCTGTTACTGCACGCTCCTCTGGAGCGCCGTCACATGACACTACGGACCCACGCTCTATCAAGAGCATGACGACCTCGCAGTGGATTGAAGCGGAACGTGCAAGGCAGATAAAGAAGCAGCAAGCGCAGTACCGCTAGGTCAATTTGTAATCTGGATGATTGCAAAGACTTCATCTTACCATTGAAATAAGGAATGTCAAAATGAGTAACTCTATCCTGACGATCGACATGATCACAAGAAAAAGTTTGGAAATACTTGAAAACAACCTCGTGATCACCCGCAACGTGAACCGCCAGTACGACGACAGCTTCGCTGTTGAAGGTGCGAAGATCGGTTCTACCCTGCGTATTCGCCTGCCCGACCGCGCTCTGGTGACTGACGGTGCCGCCCTGCAAGTTCAGGACGACAACGAACAGTTCACCACTTTGACTGTCTCCAGCCAAAAGCACATCGGCGTCAACTTCACATCCGCTGAATTGACCATGCAGTTGGACGACTTCGCAGAGCGTGTCTTGAAGCCTCGTATCAGCCAGTTGGCATCGTCTATCGACGCCGATGTGGCCAACAGCTACAAGTACATCGGCAACACCGTTGGTACACCTGGCACCACTCCTTCGACTTCTTTGGTGCTGTTGCAAGCCCAGCAGAAGCTGAACGAGAACGCTGCTGTGATGGACCCACGTTACGCAACCGTGAACCCTGCTGCTAACGCTGGCTTGGTTGAAGGCTTGAAAGGTCTGTTCAACCCAACAGACACTATCAGCAAGCAATTCAAGAACGGCATGATGGGCACTGGCGTGTTGGGTCTGAACGAGATCAACATGTCTCAGTCGATCAAGCAGTTCACTACCGGCTCGCGTGACGCTACTGGCGGCACTTTGTCCGCTGCTGTGACCGCTGAAGGCGCAACATCTATTGTTGTGACCGGCGCTGGTGCAAACGACACCGTGAAGCTGGGCGATGTGTTCACCGTGGCTGACTGCTTCGCTGTGAACCCACAGACCCGTGAGTCCACTGGTTCGTTGTTCCAGTTCGTCGCTGTTGCTGATGTGACCCTGAACGGCTCCGGCGCTGGCACCATCACTGTGGCTCCTATGTACTCGGCCAGCAACGCACTTGCTACCGTGGACGTTCTGCCACAAAGCGGTAAAGCTGTCGTGTTCGTGGGTGCTGCTTCTAGCCAGTACGCTCAGAACTTGGTGTACCACAAGGATGCCATTACCTTCGCTACAGCCGACTTGCTGTTGCCACAAGGTGTTGACATGGCTGCTCGCGCTGTGCACAACGGTATCAGCCTGCGTATCGTGCGCCAGTACGACATCAACAACGACCGCCTGCCTTGCCGTATTGACGTTTTGTACGGCTACAGCGTGATTCGCCCACAAATGGCCGTCCGCATGTGGGGCTAAATTGAAACGGGGACTTCGGTCCCCTTTCACTCGTTTTTATCTTTTTAAAGGAAATTATCATGGCTCTCCCTAACGGCGCAGGCGGTTATCAAGTTGGTGCAGGCAACCGCCAAGAAACTATCATGGGCGCAATGGCTGCCCCTCAGACAGCTACGGCTACTGCAACCCTGACAGCAGCACAAATTTGCAATCAGATGTTGGTGGCTAACCCCTCCACCTCTGCTGCAACATACACGCTGCCTTTGGGCACTGCAATTGACGCTGCTGTTCCCAACGCCGCTGTTGGTAGCACATTTGACTTGGCAATTGTCAACATCGGCACTTCGTCCGGTGCAGTGACTTTGGCTGTCAACACTGGTGTGACCGATGGCGGCAACGCTTTGGTTGCCATTGCTGTGACAACCAGCCAGTTGTTCCGCTTCCGTAAGACCGGTGACGGCACTTACGTTGTGTATCGTCTTGGCTAAACCTAAACGGGGGCTTCGGTCCCCGTTTTACAAGGAAACATCATGACCTCTAACACCAAATCAATTGGCGTTGCTTTTGAAGACCAAGACATCATTGGGTCTAACTTTGTACTGGCTGGTGGCGAGTTGGGCTACACCGCAGAAGCAAGCGGCACAGTGACTCAATTGACAGACAAGTCTACAGGGGTAACTCTGAACAAATCTGCCGGTCAGATCACTTTGAACAATGCGGCGTTGGCTAACATCACAAACGTGTCGTTCACTTTGACCAACAGCACAATCAGCGTAAAAGACGTTATTATTTTGAGCGTTTCGTCTGGTGCTACTGCTGGTGCATACAACTGCTGGATTTCTAGCAAAACCACTGGAAGTTGCGTAATCACAATTCGCAACCTTTCGGGCGGTTCGCTGTCTGAGGCTTTTGTAATCAACTTTGCTGTGCTCCACGTTCTGTAAAGTCAAATGGGGGCTAATCACCCCCATTTTTGAAGGATAGAAATGCCTGTAATTTACATGACGCATGAAATTCATGGGGCAAAAGTTGCCAACATGGAAGCTGAAGCCGAAGCAGATGAAAAAAATGGCTGGGTGCGATACAATCCAGACACGCCTTCGGCTCCCGAAGAAGCGGCCAACACACTCGTTGTGAAGCGCAAATACACGCGCAAAGCTGAAACCGAAGGAGTCTGAACATGGCAATCTACACCGCTGGCGACCAAATCAATCGAGCATTCCGCTTGCTTGGCATTCTTGCCGAAGGTGAAACGCCATCTGCCTCCATGTCGCAAGACGCCTTGATGGCCATGCAGCAAATGATTGAGTCGTGGAACACCGAACGTCTGTCGGTCTTTTGCACCCAGGATCAAGTTTTCACATGGCCGTCTGGTCTTCTGAGCCGCACCCTTGGCCCGTCTGGTGACTTTGTGGGCCTTCGCCCAGTTTTGTTCGATGACTCTACATATTTCAAAGCGCCCAACGGCGTGTCGTATGGCGTCAAGTTCATTAACCAGCAGCAGTACAACGGCATTGCGGTCAAGACGGTAACGTCTACATACCCGCAGGTGATCTTCGTCAACATGACGTATCCCAATGCGGAGATGTTTATTTACCCCCGGCCCACTCAAGACTTGGAGTGGCACTTTGTGTCGGTGCAAGAGCTGGACAACCCCGCCACCTTGGCGACAGATTTGTTCTTCCCGCCAGGTTACCTGCGTGCGTTTGCCTACAACTTGGCGATGGAGATCGCCCCTGAGTTTGGCGTCGAGCCAAGCCCACAGGTCATGCGTATCGCTATGACCAGCAAGCGTGACCTCAAGCGCATCAACAACCCTGATGACATCATGAGCCTGCCGTACGCCATTGTGGCCTCGCGTCAGCGTTTCAACATCTACGCTGGAAATTTTTAACAAGTATGTATTCATCTAGCGTGCCACCACGACTTACCCATCCATATGGCAGTGACCATGTGGATGGATACGTTGTGCTTGGCCGCAATGTCTTTGCGTTTTTCGCCTCTTTGTTTTGCGTACCAGATGTCTTTGGCTTGATCAAAACTCAATTTTTTCGACTTGCCAAGTTCATACAGCGCGTGTTGGCTATTTCCTGCGGGCGACATGTATTCCAAATTTTTGACGCAGTTGTTAGCCTTGTTGCCGTCTTTGTGATTTATCCAAGCATTGTGTGGTCTGCCGCCCAAAAACGCTTCAGCAACTGCGGTATGAATGGCTTTGTGAGTGTGCTCCCCATCGACCGACAAAGTAACAAACCAGTAACCATCTTTGCGCAGCGCGGGCGCAAGCACATGGTTGGCGTCCACGTAAGCAAGCCCACGAACAATCTTTCCTATGGTCATTTGACTAACACCAAACAACGCAGCTACTTTTCGCTGGCTTTTTTCCTTGGTGTAACTGGTCTTAATTGCCTCCAATTGATCTGGCGTAAACCGCTGGTGAAACTTCCCTCGGGAACTGACCCGGCGTACAATTCCTTCGTTGCTTACCTCGTAGTCGCTGTCATGTCCTACAAGTGGTTTCCATTCAATCATAGTGTGGCTCCTTGCTGCGGTAGGAGTATATCATAAAGTCCCCTATACTTGGATCGTCATACGTCACCCGCAGCATCAACGCTGCGGATGCCCGCATGGTCAACCTGTTCCCAGAAATTGTGCCCGAGGCTGGCAAAGAACCTGCGTTCCTGAACCGCGCCCCCGGCCTCAACCTGCTCAACACGATCGGCAATGGCCCGATCCGTGGCCTGTGGGCATTCTCGTCAAACGATGGCACAGGCTTTGTGGTGTCGGGCACCCAGTTGTTCAAGATCGACAACGCCTACACCCCCACACTGATCGGCAACGTGGCAGGAACTGGCCCTGTCAGCATGGCCGACAACGGCACACAGTTGTTCATTGCCTGCAATGGCCCCAGCTTCATCTACAACGCCGACACAAACGCATTTGGTCAGATCACTGACCCGGACTTCCCTGGTGCAGTGACTGTGGCCTATCTGGACGGCTACTTTGTGTTCAACGAGCCGAACAGCCAGAAGATGTGGGTCACAGCCCTTTTGGACGGTACGTCCATCGACCCACTGGAGTTTGCCAGCACCGAAGGGTCACCTGACGGCCTGGTGGCTGTGATTGCCAACTTCCGCGAGGTCTGGGCCTTTGGCACGAACTCAATTGAAGTCTGGTCTGACACCGGTGCGCTTGACTTCCCTCTTGAGCGCATCCCCGGCGCATTCAATGAGTTGGGCTGCGCTGCCCCCTACTCTATCGCCAAGATGGACAACGGCCTGTTCTGGCTTGGCCGTGACCGCCGTGGGCAAGGCATGGTCTACCGGGCCAACGGTTACGCTGGTCAGCGCATCTCGACACATGCTGTCGAGTGGCAAATTCAGCAGTACGCTGACATCACTGACGCCATCGGGTACACGTACCAGCAAGACGGCCACAACTTCTACGTGCTCATCTTTCCCACGGCCAACACCACATGGGTGTACGATGCCGCCACACAGGCATGGCACGAGAGGGCAGGGTTTGTCAATGGTGCGTTTACCCGTCACCGCAGCAACTGCCAGATGTCGTTTAACAACAAGATCGTTGTGGGTGACTTTGAGAACGGCAACATTTACTCGTTTGACTTGGAAGACTACTCGGACAACGGGCAGATCCAAAAGTGGCTGCGCTCGTGGAGAGCACTGCCCACCGGTCAGAACAATCTGAAGCGCACCGCGCACCACAGCCTCCAGCTTGACTGCGAGTCGGGTACTGGTTTGAATGGATTTACAAGGGTTGAAAATATCTATCTGCAAACCGAATCGGACGATTACTTAGTCACCGAGGCTGATGACAGACTTATTGCGGAACAGCAAACAGTTATCACGCAAGGCAGCGACCCACAGGTCATGCTGCGATGGAGCGACGATGGTGGGCACACATGGTCCAACGAGCACTGGATCAGCATCGGCAAGATCGGTGAGTACTATCGCCGTGCCATCTGGCGCAGACTGGGCATGACTCTGAAGCTGCGTGATCGCGTCTACGAGGTGTCGGGCACCGACCCCGTAAAGATCGCCATCATGGGCGCAGAACTGATCCTGAGTCCGACCAATGCTTAACCCCATCATCACGCCTCCACGGGAACCGCTGGTTGACCCCAACACGGGCTTGATTAGCAGGGCGTGGTACTTGTTCTTCTTGTCGCTGAACAACGTAGCGAACGATGTCGTAAACGACCCCGTTGTCGGTCCTAGTGCTGAGTCGCTGATTGCCAGCTATGACGCAGTGCTTCAGACGCTAACGCAGGAAGTGCAGACACAGCCAAGCTCCAGCGATCTAGTGTCGCAAGTGGCTGAGATGCAAAAGCAGATTGAGGCGTTGTCGTTGATACCTGCCCAAGTAACCGCTATGCTGGCTCAATTGGCCGATGTGAGCGCCATGAACCCATCGGACGGCGACAAGCTGATCTACGATGCAACCCTAGGTAAGTGGAAGCAAGACTCCCGCAGCTACCTGATGCTTGAATAAGGAGAAACCCTAATGACCGTCATCGTCAAGAATCTGGTGCCATCGAAAGATGTGGCAAACAGCCAGACAACCCAGTACACCGCCAACGGTGTGACCACGATCATCGACAAGTTCACTGCGACCAATTACAGCGCCAGTGCTGCCACGATCGCGGTCAACTTGGTCACTGTGTCGTTCTCCGCTGGCAACAGCAACCTGATCACCAAGACCAAGACGCTTCAGCCGTCCGAGGTCTACACGTTTCCCGAGTTGGTCGGACAGGTTTTGAATCCTGGCGACTTCATCAGTACAATCGCTGGAACCGCCACCGCCATCAACATGCGGGTTTCTGGCCGCGAAGTGACCTAAGGAGAACGCTATGGGGTTTTGGAGCAAACTTACCGACGATATTCTTGGCCTTGACCCAGGCGGTGGCGGTATATACGGCGTGGCCCGAGATGTGCTGGGTGACAAGATTGCCGATGACGTTTTAGGCATGGACCCCGGCGGTGGGGGCGCAATCGGTTTTTACAACGCAGCTATTCCTCTGGCCGCTGGCTATTATGGGTATCAAGCTCTTGGTGGGCTAGACGGTATTACCGGCATGTTTGGCTCTGGTTCTGGCGCTGCGGGTATGGGTGGTGCTCAAGGTCTTAGCGCGGGTGGCGGCGCTGGCCTTGCTAGTATGGGCGGCGCTCAAGGGCTTGGCTCGGGTATTGGAACTGGTCTGGCAGGCATGGGCGGTGCTCAAGGTCTTGGTGCGGGGGCAGCCTCTGGTATCGGCGCAGGTATCGGAGCCGCCGGTGCTGGTGGTCTTATGAGTACGCTGGGTAAATACGCAACCCCACTTGCGCTAGGAGGAAACGCGCTACTTGGAGCATATTCTGCAAACAAGGCTGCTGGCGTGCAGTCTGATGCTGCGAGATACGCTGCGGATTTGCAAAATCAGCAGTTTGAACGCCAACTTCAATTGCAAGCCCCGTTCCGCGAGGCTGGCGTGCGTGCGTTGCCAGAACTTGAGGCAGCGTCTAGGTATACGCCATTTGGCATGGAGCAGTTTCAAGCTGACCCCGGCTATGCCTTCCGCATGTCCGAAGGTATGAAGGGTTTGGAGCGATCTGCTGCGGCCCGTGGTGGTCTGCTGTCGGGCGCAACACTCAAAGGCATTCAACGCTTCGGGCAAGACCTTGGATCGCAAGAATACACAAACGCTTTTAACCGTTACCAAACTGAACGCAACGCGCGTTTAAATCCGTTGCAATCGCTGGCTGGTATTGGTCAAACGTCAACTACTCAGTTGGGCGCAGCCGGTCAAACAATGGCAAGTAATGTGGGGCAAGCAATGGGCGCTTCAGCGCAGGCTCGCGCATCTGGTTACATGGGTGGGGCTAACGCACTAAGCGGCGCGTTGGGTCAGTACATGAACTACAACCAACAGCAACAGCAGAACGAAATGTTCAATCGTCTCTTATCTCAACGCGATGGCGGCATGGGATATACGTCCGAAGAAGGTTTTACCAACACACCTTCCTACATGGTTCGCTAAGGATTAATCATGGCACTTGTTAACCCCGACATCGCAATGAGTTTTCGCCAGTCCGAGTTCAAGCCCCGGAACGCAATGGCTGAGTATGCGCAAATGCAGCAAATCCAAGGCGGTCAGCAGGCGCAAGAGCTTGCGCGGTTCCAGCTTAACGCAGCGAAACGTGCTGAAAGTGTGCAGAACGCACTGACAGACGCCTACGCTTCTTCGCTTAATGAAAAAGGTGAAGTTGATTACAACAAACTGATCCCCTCGCTTGCACAACGTGGCGGCGGTGCGCAAATTCCTAGCATCTTAAAAACTAGAGCCGAGGCAGAAGCAGCTAAACTAACGCAAGAAAAAACTAGGAGTGAGATTGACAAAAATACATTTGACCTGCAAAACAAAAGATTAAAGGCTGCGTGGGATGTTATAGGCTCTTCAACGTCTCCTCAAAAGGCAATTGCTGAATTTAATAAGGGCGTTAAAAGCGGAGTGTTTAAAGTTGAGGAAGTTGCTGAAGACCTTCAATTGCTGGCGTCTATGACTAAACCTGAAGAATTTAACGCATATTTAAACAATGCAATTGCAAAAACTTTAGATGCTAAGGGCAAACTTGAGCAACGTGCGGTCACCACTAAAGACACAGATCGAGGAGGCTACATTGAGCGCCAAACTTACAATGCGCAAGGCGTCCCCATTGGCAAGCCAACCAGATTAGACAAAACGGCAACCATCGGCGAAACCACTGCGCAAAAACAACTGGGCGTGTCTCAAGGTCAACTCAGTTTGGCGCAGCAACGATTGGCGCAAGACGCGCAAGGTGTAACGTATCAACAGGATGCGCAGGGCAACCTCGTGGCGCTACCTTCGCGGCTAGCTGCGGGCGGTGCACCTGTTGCAAGACCAGTCACTGGTGAAGGTGGTGCTCCCGTTAAAGGTAAACCATCTGCGTTTGCTGAAAAAGCCGCAGCGCAACGAACTCAAATGGGCAAAGACCTTGATTTTGCGATTAAGGAACTGGGCGACATTACAAAAGATGGCGGTTTGATTGACCAATCTACCGGCAGCGGCGCAGGTCGATTGTTTGACATTGGTGCAGGTTTTGTTGGTCAAGCAACACCGGGCGCAATTGCCATTGGTAAGATTGCGCCTGTCTCTGATTTGGCATTGAAAATGATTCCTCGTTTTGAGGGACCGCAATCCGACAGGGACACCGCATCGTACAAAGAAGCTGCCGGTCAATTGGCCGATCCCACACTGCCGACGAAGATTAGAAAAGAAGCCGGTAAGACTGTGCGGCGATTGATGGTTCAGCGCAAGGGTCAGTTTGCAACTGGCGACATGGCTGCGGAAGGCGCTGCGCCTGCTGCTGGTGGTGCAACTGGCGGCTGGTCCGTAGTGAAATGAGGTAAGTATGGCAGACCAAATCTACAAAGTACGCGACCCGCAAGGCAACATCCGGGAAATTAAAGGCCCGGCTGGCGCAAGTGATGATGAGGTTATTGCCCAAGCGCAAAAGTTGTTTACCGCGCCAGCGCCTGCCGCGGCAAGCGAGGTTCCCGGCCCCCGTAGCGGTCCATCACCATACGCAGCCGCACCATCAAACCCAACGCTTAAGGCGTTGTATTCGCCTTTTGTGGGGGCGTATCGGGGTTTGCAAGACATTACCGATACTGCATATATTGCAGCCACAGAAGCGATGGGCATCAAGGGCGCAAGAGAAGAATCTGCGCGTCAAAAAGCACAATTTGAACAACAGTACGGCGGCACGGTTGGGGGTGAAGTTGGACGTGTAGGTGGTCAAGTTGTAGGCACACTTCCGGTCGGTGGTGCAATTGCAGCACCCTTGAAAAAATTTGCCCCGGCTTTGGCACAAGCTGTTCGCACTGGTGGATTTTCTACTGGTCGAGCAGTGGCTAACGCCCCGCTGGCTACCCGCGCTGGCGATATTGCCCTTCGTGCAGCAGGCGGCGCAGCAACCGGTGGCGCAACGGCTGCACTGATTAACCCAGAAGAAGCTGAATCAGGTGCTCTATTTGGTGCAGGTACGGCGCTTGTAGCACCTCCAATCGTAAAAACTCTTGCCAAAGGTGCGGGTTTTCTCAAAGACGCTTTTACAGGTCAACTTGCTGCTGTCAAAGCGGGCAAGATTTCGCGTGATGTCGCAGGTGACCAAATTGCAACCATTCGTGCAGCATTAGCCGCCGCGCCTGATGACCTGACGGCAGCGCAGGCTACGGCTGGTGTGCAGAAAAATGCTTTTCAAGCACTGGGTAAATTTGCCAGTCGCACGGATGAAATGTCGCTCAAACTCAAGCAGCAGGCTGCTGCGGATTTTGCCGACTTGCAGAGGATGATGGAAGGCGGTAACGCCACCGAAGCTCGTGCTGCATATGAGGCGTCGATTAAACGCCTCAACCAGTTAACTGCCGATATGCGCAACGTCGAGTTGCAAGCAGCCAACCAAGCTGCTCAAACGGCAAACCGACTTGCTCCACAGTTGCAGCAACGTGAAGCGTCGATGGTCAACGCATTGCGCGGTGGTATGCCCACAGGCGCTGTTTCTCAACCTCAAGAAGCAGCTCGGCGAATTGGTCCGTTGGAAATGCAAGTAGGTAGACCCGCAGTAGGTCAAGCTGGTGCTGCATTGCCGGGTCAAGCTGTGGTTTCGCCCACCACCGAAGCCGCGCAACAAGCCGCCACAGCTGCCAAAGGTAAGCCCGGCTTCTTGTCGGCTGGTGATCGCGCAAAAGAATGGCAGGAAACGTCTGACATTTTTGCTGACATCGCAAAACAGCGCCGTGCCGAAGCAGGCTTTATCGAGCGTCAGATCGGCAGTTTGGAAGATTACGGCCTGCGACCTTTGGACGCTGGTTCGATCATTGGCGCAATTGACGCCCGATTGTCGCAACCAGGCCTACGCGCCAGCCCCAATGTCGTCAAAGTTTTGGAAGCGATTAAAGGTGATATTGCCAATTTGACCGCCAAAGGCGGCGGCGTCATCGACGCCAACGACCTGTACACCTTGCGCAAAGAAGGTATCAACGAGCGCATCGCGCAGATCATGGGACAGACAGACCCTAAGATTAGCGCTAAAGTTACCCGTCGAGTGTTGGAAGACATTCGGCCGTTGATTGACGATGCGATTGAGACAGCTGCGGGGCCGGGCGGTCCAGGCTGGCGCAATTACCTCAAGACCTATTCCCAAGGAATGCAAGCTATCGACCAAAAAGCAATGGCTGCTGAAGCTGCAAAGTTGTTCAAGGATTCTCCGCAGGAATACATGCGCCTTGTGCGCGGCGACAACACAGACGCCGTAGAGGCCATTTTTGGCCCTGGCAGTTACGACATTTTTAAAGAGATGGGCAGCAAAATGCCCACCTTGGAAAAACTGGCGTCAAACATTGATCGCACTGCCGGTATGGAAACCGCAGCAGCACTCGGTAAGGAAGAGCTTGCCGCAATAATTGAACGGGCGGGTAGAACTTTCCCCCGCATCCGCAACACACTCAACCCCAAAATCACGTTTGCCAATCTTACGATGGATGAGTTGGAGGGCAGACTTGGACCAAAGGTTGCAGCCAAGTTGAAAAGCGGCATGGTGTCCGGTAAGAGTGCGTTGGAAATGCTGAACACTTTGCCCGCTGTTGAGCGGGGTGCGGTGCTTCGCATGTTAAATAACCCCTCGACGTGGGGCGCTAAGGGTGCTGCTGGTGCTCGTGCCGCAACAAGCGCCGTTACACCCACCAACGCTCTAGCTGGTGAGTCGGAAAACCAAAACGCCCTTGCACGTTAATACAAATTAGTTAAAATACGGAACCTTTCATCATGGATGCAGTTATGGCCAATGAGATCGACCCAGTGAAGTATGGAGTGCTTTGGGAGCGTGTGCAGAACTACGAGCGCCGGTTTGACGAGATGTCCAGCAAGATGGACAAAATGGAGTCCAACGTTGAGAAGCTGGTGGCGCTTGCCAACCAGGGGCGCGGTGGGTTCTGGGCTGGAATGGCTTTTGTTTCTATCATTTCCAGCGGGGTAGGGTTTGCCCTAAGTTGGATCAAGGGGCACTAAGTTATGGTTGACCTTACCAAAGCCATCGGAGCAGTTGCCGCAAGCGTTGCCGCGCTAGGCGGCAGCTACACGCTGGCCGACAAGTTTGGTTGGCTTGACAGGGCCATCATTGAGTGGTCGCCTGAGAACTTCAAGATCACGGCAGAAGCCGGTAAGCCTATCAACGTCACTGTTGCGCGGATCAAAAAGCGTGACGACTGCTCTGTCGAGAGTT